CGTTTCGGGCGAAAAAGATGAAGTAAACGAGCAAGGTGATCCTGAATATCAGGGTATAGATCATAGTAGACTTGTGCCTTTGCTTGTGAAAACTATACAAGAACTAGAGGCAAGAATAACTGCCCTAGAAAGTTAAAGGGAGTAAATAGAATATGGCGATAAATTATACTTGGGATTGTAAAACATGTGACACATATCCATCTAAAGGTGGCAAATCAAACGTCGTGCATCAAGTGCATTGGAGACTGACTGCAACCGACGATACTAATAAGGATAGTGACGGTAACAACTGGACAGCAACCGTTTACGATTTACAAGTTTTAAGCACTGATGATTTATCTAGCTTCATAAATTGGTCTAGCCTAAAAGAGAGTGATGTACAAGGCTGGGTTGAAGCTGCTGTAGGTGAAGATAGGGTGCAAGAAATAAAAGATAATCTAGCTGCACAAATAGCAGAAAATGTCACGCCTACATCCGTAACAAAACAAATAGCTTCATAGGGAGGAAGTATGAAAAAAGAAAACCAAGAACCATACGTCATGCTAAAAGACGACAAAAAAATAAAGGTGTCTGATTTAACACCTAAGCAACAGTATCTGCACTCTCAGCTCCTCGATTTGTCTAATCAAGAATCACGACTACAATTTCAGCTGGATCAAATAAGAGCCAGTAAAAGCGTTTTTGAACAAAGTTTTCTCGACTCAACTAAAGAGCAAGCAGAAGAGATTTTGGAAAGCGAAACAAAAACTGTAGGAGAATCATGAGTTGGTGGTCAAAACTTGTTGATACTCTTACTGGCACAGAACGCAAGAAGGTAAGAGCAAGAAACGATAAGGGCCAGTACATTGCTGACGACGAGTCGACGCCTGATGTTGATGAGGCTTACAAGACAGTCAGAGTCAAAAAGAAAAAGAAAGCGAGCAAAAAATAAATGGAAGAAGGCGTAGAAGCTCTGGCTGAAATCAAAGCACATCAAAGAGAGTGCGCCGTTCGCTATGAATACATCCAACGTCGTTTAGATGACGGCAGCGAAAAATTCAAAAGATTAGAAATGTTGCTCTGGGGTGTGTACCCATTTATTGTGGCAACGGTTATCGGAGTAGCAGTATTGCTATGAGCGAGGAAGTAACCAAAAAAAAGATTGAGCTAGAAGTAGAAGTCGGCACCACCACTGTGGAGCGTGGCATCAATCCTTATCAAAAGTGGATTTATCTAGCTAGGGCTGTTGATGCTTGGCGTATCTTTCCTCGATTATTTCTCACCGTTTACATATTCCTTTTGTATTACTCAACCATGTGGTTTATGAGCTTGCCAGATCCATCACTAGAGCAATCTGGCCTCATCTCTATTATTGTAGGAGCAGGCGCTGCGTGGTTTGGATTGTACGCTGGAACATCTAACAGCTCTAAAAATTTCAAAGGCGAAGAGTAAATGATAGTTACATATGTTGGTTACAAGTTAGCTATGTCTCCCTATGGCATACAGTTTTCTGACGATGAAGACAAACTTACCATGGAAAAATTATCAGAACACGATTTTGAGCAAGGTGACAAATTCATTCTTTACGAGGACACAGAGGGCAAGGTGTGTTTGAAGAAAGATCGAGATCATGCAAGATCAACTTAATCTGATTGCAGAATTAGGACTCCCGATAGCGAGTGGCCTAATTATGGGCTACTTTATTTTTCTGGTTATGCGGCAAATGATGAATGGTTTGGTCGATGAGATCAAAACCATACAAGGCATATCCAAGATGCTAATTACTAGGGCATCTATTATGAACAACGATATGATACGCATAGACACTAGCGTATCCAGCGCGTTACACATCCCACCAGACTTGCAGCGCATAGCGCGTGCGGAAAACTTTGTAGAAGACGGGAAAATAGACGCTAGGCGCGACTAATGGACGTAGCCAAGCTCGTCGCAGACTTTGGCTTTCCCGTAGTCATGGTTATCGGTTTAGGTTATTTCGTTTACTTTGTCTGGCAAACTATCACCAACGTAATTGATCCTGCGGTCCAAGACATGAAGGACACCATCATACGCCTTACGGACCAACTCAGACTTTTAGACCAAGATATGATACGATTACAAGAGAAAGTTAATACAGTGATTGAGCTAAGAGAAGCTGATGCTGTACAAAAACATAATGAAGAAGAGAAAAAGAGGAAGGCCGAGCCTCAAACAAAAACAACAAGAGGCCCGCGACGAAAGAGTTAAAACATGGTTGGCCGTGTTTGGTCTAGGGTTTATTGTGTTTACTGTTTTGTTTTCTGCTTATGCATCAGCTGACGAAATGGTGCATAAATTTAAGTCGCCTAGTTTTTCAGGCGTCGGTACATCTGCACACTATCTGACTATCGAAAACCAAGAGTTTAATCGTAAGGAAGCGATCAGAGCCGAAATAAAGGCGTATAATGAAAAATTAGCGCGTGATGAAGAAAACAGCACACTGGCTCGTTTCATTCGTAATCTTGAATCGAGAGTGTACGCTCAACTGTCACGCCAGTTAGTAGACGCTCTGTTTGGCGAAAACCCAAGCACCAGCGGGATTATAGAATTATTAGGAAATACAATTGAATATGTAGTAGATGAAACTTCTGGACTCATTACACTTAAGATCACCGACTCTGACGGTAACACGACAGAGATTACGGTTCCTATTGGTAGCTTTACCTTTTAGCTATCTTTTATCCTCTTGTACGATCCTTATACCGGATCCCATCGAAAACAACATAGCTCCCATACAAAGAATCGAACAGGCTGAAATCAGAAGTTTGGTCAACGAAGAGCTGTTAAATGTAGACCCACCCATCCGCGCTCCGGTTATAGCCGTATACAGAGAATCATTCACTGACCAAACGGGCGCCCGTAGAAGCAACAGCCAATTTGCAACTTTTAGCACAGCGATTACACAAGCTCCACATGCTTATCTAATACGCGCATTGAAGCATGCGGGTAAAAACAACGATGGTTTTTTTCAAGTTGTTGAGCGCGTGGGGCTAGATCATGTGACAAAGGAGCGTCAGCTAATTCGTTCCACTCGTGAAAGTTTCGATGAAGAGCAAAAGTTACCCCCTCTGGTATTTGCTGGACTAATCATGGAGGGTGGTGTAATAGGATATGAGTCAAATACCACCAGTGGGGGCGCTGGTGCGCGTTATTTAGGTATAGGGGGCAGCAAAGCTTACAGAAGGGACACTGTGCAAGTTTCGCTCAGAACGGTTTCCGTAACAACCGGGAAGGTTTTAATGGAGGTTCTAGTATCTAAAACAATTCTTAGTGCATCGTTAGATAACGACATCTTTCGTTTTGTGGCTAACTCAACCGAACTCGTTGAGGTAGAGGGCGGGGTAGTGCGAAATGAGTCTGTAAATATTGCTCTGCAAGCCGCGATAGAGACGGCTGTTTTACAAACAATCAAAGAAGGAATAGAATATAAGTATTGGACGGTTAGGAGATGAGACACTACACAGCAATATTTTTACTTGCGACGGCATCTGCGTGGGCAGCAGATAACGAAGTGTACGTGGATCAAAGCGGCGACAACGCTAACATAGATATTGAACAACTAGGATCTTCAAACATAGTCGGTGGCTTGAACTCTGTAGCAGGAACTTTGACAGCTTTCGATTTAGACGGCACCACCCTTACTTTAGATATAAATCAGATTGGTGATACCAACAAGTTTCTCGGTGATATAACGGGCAACTCTATCACCGGATTTTTTGAATTTGACGGCGATACGAATAGTTTCACCATTCAAGGGGATCCAACCAACACTTTCGGTATAAACAACTCTAACTACAATGTTGATGTTACCGGCAATACAAACACCTTTACTTTGAATCATGGCACAACTGCCTTAGCTTCTGGTTTGGATCTTGACTGGATTATACAAGGAGACGACAACGAAATTACCTATGGTATAGACATCGACGGAGCAACTTCATATCTCGATATCGACGGCGATAATAATAATTTAAATTATGACGGAGACGGGAGCGCAGGGGGCTACTTCTACTTAGACCAGACGGGTAACAACCGAAACTGGACCATCAAACAACAGTCCACTTTGAACAATGACTGGCTTAAAATTATCTCTAATACTTCTGGCGGTACTCTGTGCATCATCCAAAACGATGCAGGCGGAAGCACTTCCTGCTGATATTGGAAAAGTTTCAGAACTAAAAGGCAACGCACAAATCATACGCGATGACGCATATGGCGTTACCATGGCTTTTCCGGTTCAACAAATGGATGACGTGCGCACCGCAGCTGGTAGAGTCGGCATCACGTTTGTTGATGATTCAGTCGTTAGGCTAACCGAACACAGCAAGCTGGTCATAACAGAATACGTTTTTAATCCTGACCCAGACAAATCAAAACTGAGCCTGCGTTTTGCTTCAGGCACTGCGCGTTTCATTACTTCAAAGATGGGCCTTATAAACAAAGAGCGCATCAACATCACTACTCCGACAGCGCAGATAGCAATAAGAGGAACAGATTTTACCTGTACCGTCGATGAGCTAGGGCGAAGTTTGATCATTTTATTACCGGATGCAAACGGAGATGCTTCTGGCGAGATCATGGTTGCTACCGGGGCTGGCACTGTAATTCTAAATAAACCTTACCAAGCAACCACAGCGTCGGTTTACGAAAGCGTGCCTACTCGACCAGTGCAACTGGATATTACATTAGAGCTAATCGACAACATGTTGATTGTCTCACCACCAAAAGAGGAGGAGCTTGTAACTGAAGAAAGAAACACACAAGCAAACAACGTATTAGATTTTGACGCATTAGAGTTTGATGATTTAGATATTGATTATCTTGATGCTGAGGCCGAGCTTGCTTTTGAGGAGCTGGATATAAACTTCTTGGATGTCAACTTTCTGGAAGACTTGCTCGACATCGTAGAGGACTTGGATGCTCTGAGTGATGATGAAATAGATCAAATAGAAACTAGTATTGCAATCAGCGGCACATCCGTGGGTCAAGACCCATCGACACAAATCACCACCATCATACAAGGACAACAAGTAAGCCTACGCCGTAACGTCAGTGAAAATGTCCGTGTAGATATAGATGGATCAGGAGCTTATACGGTGATATTTATACAAGATGGCGTAAGCAAAACAATTACAATCAACGGAGGGGGTAGCTCTGTGATAAAAATCAAACAAGGATGAAGGCATCACTCAAAATTATAACTGTGGTGTTTGTATTATCACTGCCTTTTATAACGCAGTGGTCGGCTTTGGAGATTATAAAACTCAAAACATTCGATGCTTTTGTCCCTGAAAAGCAACAGTCTAACTATTTCACCATTCTCAACATAACCGAAGAAGATATAGAGCGAGAGGGCGGCTGGCCTTTGCCAAGGGCCAGACTTGCTGAAATACAAACAGAATTGATGGCCCGTGGCGCTTTGGGTGTTGGTTGGACTGTTGCCTTTCCACAACCAGACCGCATGGGCGGTGACAAAAAATTTGCTGAATCTTTGCAAGATCGTAACAGTATTCTTGCCATGTACGAAAATGCCGGAAGCGGTTACCCAGCTACCGTAGGCACTGTGATTATGGGCGAACCTGTTGGCGGCTATCCTGCCTCCGGTGTTGTGCAAAACATAGAGATCCTGAGAAACGCTGCCTCGCAAGGTATTGCTTCTGCCCCGGTAGATGTCGATCAGCTAGTAAGACGCATGCCTTTGCTCATGAACACACCTGACGGATGGGTGTCCGCATTCGGCACAGAGGTTTTGAAGGCACTGGTAGGTTCAGACACCTACATTATTAAAACCAATCAGAACGGCATACAGGAGATTGTAGTGCAAGGTTTGCCGCCTGTGCCTACAGACTCGCTTGGCCGTAAGTGGATTAGCTGGGTAAAAACCGATCAAACAAATTTATCCGAAATGGACGTGAAAGAACGGTTTGTGTTCATTGGCACCGACGCCATGGGTATCATGCCGCAACTGGCGACCCCGGTTGGATTGCTTGAGCCACATAAAATACAAGCGGCTCTAGCTGAATCCATTTTGATACAAGACAGCCCACGCATACCTGACTGGTCCTACGCTGCCGAACTAGGCATTTTTGCGTTTTCTGTGGCTCTTGTATGGTTGTTAGTCACACAACTTGGCGTTACGTGGGGTGTAACGTCGTTTTTGGCAATATTTGGCCTCACAGCTTACTCTGGAGTCTATCTAATACAGTCTGGAGTGCTAATAGACGTGACTTGGAGCCTGATTTCGCAGTTTTTTGCGGCTTCAGGAGCGTTTTATTTGAATTTTCGCACCCAATACCGCCTCAGACAGCAAATTAAGAAGCAATTTGAGCATTATTTGGATCCTAGACAGGTAAAACAGCTTCAAAAAGACCCAGATTTGTTGAAATTAGGCGGTGAAACGAGATATTGCACGTTTTTGTTCACTGATTTGCGTGGCTTTACATCATTAAGTGAAAAATTGTCACCACAAGAGGTTACTGAGGTGATGAATGCTACTTTGACGGTGCAAGTAGAGGAAATACAACGCGCTGGCGGCTGCATTGACAAATTTATCGGCGATGCTTGCATGGCAATCTTCTCAGCGCCATTAGACCTTGCAGAACAAGAAAACAGAGCGGTGGCCGCTGCTATACGCATACAAAAAAGAGTCAAAGAATTGAACGAAAAGCTACCGGTTCCCGTTGCGATTGGTGTAGGCGTGAACAGTGGTGATGCGGTAGTCGGCAATATGGGATCGAATACAAGATTCGACTATACGGCTATTGGTGATGCTGTAAACGTAGCCGCCAGATTAGAAAGCGCGACGAAGGAAGCAGGAGTAGATATTTTAATTGGATACAATACTGCACAAAAGTGCAAATATTTGTTAAAATCTTTGGAACCGATAAAAGTTAAAGGTAAAAGCGAGGCGTTAAAAGTATATACATGGGATTCAAAATTGCAGCAGTCTCTACCGGATTACTCTTGATAGTAACCGCCGGTCTTTGGTTTTTCGTCCAAATGCAGGCGAAGGAAATTGCTACGCTCAAAGCCAATGCCGTGATCCTTGAAGAAAAAATAGAAGAACAAAACGCCAGCATAGATAACTATTTAGCAAAGCAAAAAGAAACCACTGAACAAATCAATCAACTCAACGCGCAGAATCAACAAGCAGTGCGCGAAGTCAATCAGCTAAGAAACACCTTCCAGCGTCATAGTCTGAACAATCTAGCCATGGCAAAGCCGGGACTCATAGAAAATATAATCAACAAAGGCACGGCGAAAGTTAAATCAGAGTTTGCA